ATGAGAGATATATATTTAATTTATATATTTTATATTTTTATCTTGACAAGGTAATTAAAAGATGGTATAACATACCAGTCACTTTAAGTGATTCACTTAGATGTTTTCAAAAGATTAAAAAATACTAAAAAGAAACACTGAAGTGATCACTTTAAGTGATACCCCTCCCCTTAAAATATAAATCGTTTATATCACTTTAAGTGAGTATATTATAAATATAATTATTATTATATTTACGTAAAAAAAAGATTGACATTTATGAAAAAATCAGTAAAACTATACCCTACAGCTACAGAAACTGTATTAGAAGATTTCTATGTGGCTGCTCATGCTGGCTCCTTTGATAAGTTACACATACCACAGAGTGATGTATTCTACGTGAGAGCAGCTATAGAGGCGGACACAGGTGTTCGTTATACATTAGCGCACGTAGAGAGCGCCTTAAAATTAGAGGGAATGATTTAAGATGGCAGGAAAAAGTAAGGCAGTTAAACGTGGAACAAGAATATTTACAGATGCTGGTAAGGCTGCAAAAGAAAGAGAGAGAAAGCGGCGAGTAGCTGCTAAAAGACCTACACTTACTTCTGCAGAGCAAAAAGCTAAAATAGCTGAGATGAAAAAAGCTAAAAAAGCTAAAATGAACAAAAGTATAGAAGCCGAAATGAAAAAAATTATGGATGCTGGTCAGCGTCAATTTGATCCCATAACTGGTGAAGAATTTAATAAAGGCGGTCTGGCTAAAAAGAAGATAGGTAAAAAGGTAGCTGGGGTATTTTCAGATGCTGGTAAATCTGCAAAAGCAAGAGCTGCTAAAAGAAAAGCCAATGCGACGAAATTTAAAAATTCTCCTAGGGGTAAAGCTTGGGCAAAAGAACAAGAAGCTAAGGCTGCAGCAACCCCAACGGCTAAAAAAACGAAGTTTGGTTATAGTAAAAAAGATGCGGAAGGTATGAGTAGGGCTAAGAGTTTAGCAACAAAAGGTATGACTGAGGCGGCAAAGAAAAAGCCAAAAAAGAACTAGGAGTTAATTAAGATGGCGTCACCAAAAAAGAAGGCAGTTAAACGGGGAACAAGAGTATTTACAGATGCTGGCGAAGCTGCAAAAAAAAGGCGACGTATTAGGGCCGGTAAACAACCTGCTCAAGCAGGATTACCAGATGAGTGGCATGAGCGTGGTGGACGTGTGGATACTAAACATGGTATTAGGACGCCGGAAGGTGCGGTTCTTGATCCAACTACGGAAGGTTCCGCTGATGTAGCCCGTGCAGTTGGTACTAGAGGAGAGCAAGTTAGTACTGGTGCCGGTACTCGTGATAGAGGGTTTGTTAAAGAGCAAAGTAATGCAACTAAAAGAGCCATAGCTAAAAAGTATAATGCTATAAAAACTAAAATAGATGATAAAATAGCAACTCCTGCTGAACGTAAGTGGTTTATGAGGCAAGCTTTTAAAGATGCCGATGCTCTGAAGCGTCAAGCAGGTAGGAGTATAAAAAGTAGACAGGCTAAATCAATTGCTATGAAAAGAAGCGTGGCAGGTACCGTAGACAATTATAAAAAGTTACTTGACGATGGAGTAATTTCGGATGACATGACTATTAATCAGATGAAAACAGCGATACGAAGTCATGCGGCGAGGAAGAATTTAAGAAACCCCACTGCTTCAGGGGCCGTAGTACGAGCTATAGCGGAAGATGCTAGACAGCCCAAGATGGCTCGTAGAAGGCCCCTAGGTCAACCCACAGGACATGGTGGACCTGAAATATTTACACCTAATCCTAGACGAAGGCGTAAAAATAGTAAGGGCGGACTAGTTAAAACCGGACACAAAGACTATCGTAAAGGAGGGATATTTTACTAATGCCAAAGGTAAAGACTGAATCAGGAAAAATTAAACATTTTAAATATACAAAAGCAGGTGAAAGAAAAGCGGATGCTCTGAAAAAAAAGGTAGCTAAAAAGAAAAAAGCTGCTCCTAAAAAGAAAGCTTATAAGACAGGTGGATTAACTGACGCAGCGTATGAAAAGAAAATGGCTGCGTATAATAAAAGAGTAGCAGAAGGAAAACGTATGTACCTAACTGGTGCTAAATTAGGTCAGTATACTGGTCCTAAGCCAACTAAACAAGGAACTTTAAAATGACAATAAGAAAAAGTCCCTCAAAAAGAAAGGCAGTAACTACTCCACCTACTAAACAGGCTACTCGTAAAGCTAAATATAAAAAAACAGCTAAAAAATTATTGAGGGCTATGACATGACATGTAAAAACTGTAAATGTGAACAATGTCCAGAGGATTGTGCATGTGAAGAATGCACTCCTGATATGTGTGAATGTGTTAGAAAACCAATGGAAGAGGCCGAAAGAAGCTGGAGTGTCTGATAGTATTCTAAAGCGTATAGGAGTATCGGGTTATAATAAACCAAAACGAACTCCTAGTCATTCTAAGAAGTCACATGTTGTTGTGGCTAAGGTAGGAGACACAGTTAAGACTATACGATTTGGTCAGCAAGGGGTAAGTGGGGCAGGTAAAAGTCCTTCTACTGCCAAAGGTAAAGCTAGGCGCAAATCGTTTAAAGCTAGACATGCAAAAAATATAAGTCGAGGTAAGCTAAGTGCTGCTTATTGGGCTAATAAAGTTAAGTGGTAAATAAAAAAGACTTGACAAACTAGCTAAAAACCATTATATTATATTTACAACTGCCTTTATGGGGTTGTATATATACTTGCTGAAAAGGAGAAATGAATTATGAATGTATTACCAAAAGATATTAGAGATATATTTTATAATATGTCGGTAGGGTTTGATGATAACTGGTTGTATACCTCCCCTACGCAAACAAGTAATTACCCACCTTATAATCTTACAGAAGATAAAGAGGATAATTCTTATAAAATTGAAATGGCCGTTGCTGGATTTTCTAAGGATGAGATTGAAATCTTTGAGGAGGAGGGTAGGCTTACTATTGAAGGCAATATTAAAGATAATGAGGATTCTAAACACCTCACAGTACGACACTATGGTGGATTAGCTCAACGAGGATTTACTCGTAACTTTAATATAGCCCCCAATATAAAGATAGCAAAAGTAACGCTAGAAAATGGCATACTAAGCCTCCGCTTTTTAAAAGATGTCAATAAAAGTAAAAAGCAAATAAAGATATCCTAGAAAGGACATGACATGAATATATCTAATTTTTTTAAAGCCTTCGTATTTACTGGTATGCTATTGCAATGTAGCACCTCTACCTCTATGGCAGCATCTTGTGGACCTCAACATGAAGAAATGTTGGATACAGCAATCCGTGTTAATACTGCTGGTTCAGGAACTGTGCTCTATTCCAAACAACATGAAGGTAAGTGGGAATCCTATATTCTCACAAACTATCATGTAATTGGTGAACAAATTACTATACGAGAAATTTGGGACGGCATGAAGGGGAAGAAGATAAAGCGGGAAACCAGAGAACCCGTAACTGCGTTTTGGTTTGACTATGTACGCTGTTCTCGTTCCGTAGGTACTCGTGGTCGTATTGCTGATATTGTAGCACATGATGAGCAAAGAGATTTAGCTTTGCTAAAGTTAAGAGATACAGAACGTGGAGTTGATCGTATTGCATACATGCTTCCAGAAAAAGAGTACCCAAAACTTGGACAGACTGTATGGGCAATTGGTGCAGGACTAGGCTATCCTCCCTCTATGACCTCTGGAGAAATGGCCTTTGCTGAACAGGTTATTAATGGATATAGGTATCAACTAGCGACAGCCCCAATTATTTTTGGTAATTCTGGGGGTTCGCTTTTTTCTTATTCCGATGTTAGGAAACGGCATGAAATGATTGGTGTTCCTTCCAGAGTATCTGCTACTGGTTTTCAAGCAGTAACTCACATGGGTTGGTCAATACCAACAGAGACAGTATATACTTTTCTGCGAGATAACTATCATGGGTTTATTGTAGGCGACAAATATTTAAAACCAGAAAATAGAAAACCTAAAAAATCAAAGTGAGAATATTATATGTGTATTAAAATTACAGTTGCATATTATAAGTATAAAGCTAAAGTGTATCTAGCTTTAGCTAAACCTTTTGGTTGGATGAACGTAGTGTTTCACGATAAACATACGAAAGCGTTACGTAAATTTCAACGATACGAAGCTGACGTTGCGCCAGATAAATGATCTGGGGAGCATTACTAGGCCCAGTTGTTAAGATAGCTGGTAGCTTTTTAGAAGGGCATCTAGCTACCACAAAAGCTAATAATGATGTAAAGGTTGCGGAAGCTATGGCTAAGGCAACTATTATGGAAAAGCAAGCTACTGGTGAAATTGATTGGGACTTAGAAGCAATCAAGGGATCGCAGAATAGTTGGAAGGATGAGTGGTTAGTAATTTTATTTTCTATACCGTTAATCCTAGCATTTATTCCGGGTGGTGAAGAGGTAGTACAGAATGGTTTTGCTCAGTTAGAAAAGATGCCTGAGTGGTATCAGTATAGTTTAGGCGTAATTATAGCAGCCTCATTTGGAGTACGAAGTGCCACAAGATTTTTTGGAAAGAAAAAATAATGAGTTCTAAGAAAATAACAATCATAATAGCTTTAGTAGCTATAAGTATAATTGCAATAATAGTAATGGCAAATAACATGAGATGTGTTGCTCCTTGTATTTAAATGAAAGACAAATTAACAGCACACGAAAAAGCCACAATGACGTGGCGATGGACAGCTCTCATAATATATTTATTGATCTGCTTTTATGACTTTATGTTCGTTCCTATATGGTATGGTATCAACCGTCCTGATATAAGTTTATTTATGGAGATTATTAATAGTACTCCTGAGCCTATGGTGCAGATGGAGCTAATGAAAAAGCTTACAGGTCAACATAACCCCTTTACTCTTATGGGAGGAGGATTGTTTCATTTAGCATTCGGGGCTATCTTAACTGGTTCCGCCTTCGCTAAAAAATAAGGAAAGAAAATAAATGGCAAAAGATAAAGTAAAAGTAGTTGAAACTACCAAAGAGTATGAACTTGCTGTTTCTGATCTAGTACCAGATACAGAAGACGAAGTTTCTACGTGGTATGGTAAAGTAGCTATGGTAATGGATAGCTTTCGTACTGTCCCTCGCCTTATTATGCTGGCTTATATTTATGCTTTCTATCAATCTACTACATGGTTTATGGCTTTGACTGATCCTACTAATGCACAAGCAGCTTTTATCTCTACTATAGTAGGTGCCGGTGCAGCATTCTTTGGTTTGTATGTAGGTAAAGCTTCCTCTCCTATAGCAAGGGCGCGGAGAAAGAAGTAAGTGTTCGATGAAAATATATTAATTAAGCAGCTTATAATACATGAAGGTATCATTCTATATGTATATAAAGATAGCTTAGGTATTGATACAATTGGAGTTGGAAGAAATCTTAAAGACAGAGGCATATCAAAGTTTGAATTAAGCATATTAAATAAAACTATAGAAAAAGTTTATGAACAAGGCATCACAGAAAAGGATGCACACTTCCTTTTGAAAAACGATATTGATATCGTAGAAAAAGAACTATTTAAAATAAAGCCTATTGCTAATGATATAGATGTTATAAGACAATTAGTATTAATGGATATGGCATTTAACATGGGTGTACCTAGACTGTGTAAGTTTATTAACATGTGGGCTGCATTAGAACAGCATGATTATAATAAAGCAGCAGAAGAGATGCTAGACTCTAGGTGGGCAAGACAAGTAAAAACAAGAGCAGTAAAATTAGCCCATTCTATGCAGCATGGTACATACGTATATTAAAGAAAAAGGATAGTTAAGATGGCAGATAAGAAAAAAAGTAAGTCAAGGAAATCTTCAATAGAACAATCAAAAGAATGGATGAAAGAGGAGGGTCTTTCTCCAGTTATTGTTAAAGACAAGAAAACAGGTAAGCTGGACCCCCACAAAACATTTGACTTAACAATGAAAAGTGTAAAGTCTAAGTGGGAAAAGGAATTGCCCCCAAAATTTAGGAAGTGGTATAATGATTTAATGGAGCGAAAAGGCCATGATATGACAGAAAACAAGTATTTAGATCGTGTAGCAAAGGCTGAAGCGAAAGCTAAAAAAATGAAAAAAGCTACGGGGCCTAAATTAACTACGCCACCTAAAAAGCGTAAAGGTGCAGCAAAGGGCGCACTCATAGGTCCAAAGTATCGACATGGGCACAAAGACTATCGTAAAGGCGGCGTGGCTACAAGGATTAAATAAAGTGAGCAAGAATTTAACAGAAAAACAGTCTGCTTTCCTCTCTGTACTCTTTGATGAAGCCGGTGGTGACGTAGTAAAGGCTAAATTACTAGCTGGATATGCGGAAAGTACCAGTACTACAGAGATTATTAGGGGGCTACGGGACGAAGTACTGGACGCTACGCAGCTATTCATGGCTCGTAACGCCCCTAGGGCAGCTATGGCTATGGTTAGTGGCATTACCGACCCAACAGAACTGGGTATAAAGGAAAAAATGTCTGCAGCAAAGGAACTATTGGACCGAAGTGGGCTAGTTAAAACTGAAAAGTTGCAAGTAGAGAGTTCTGGTGGTATAATGCTACTACCTGCTAAAAATACTTCGGATGATGACTAGAGAAATAGGCGTCTGGAAATTACCACAGCCTACTGATTTAAAAAAAGAGGGCGAATGGTTAAAAATACCACGAATTGCTAGGACAATACCCTTTGGATACGTGTTAGATGTAGAAGATAAGGACTTATTGCTACCTATAACCCTAGAATTGGAAGCAATAGAACAAGCTAGAAAGTATATAAAACAATATTCGTATAGAGAAGTAGCTAACTGGTTAAGCACCCGTACAGGACGCTATATTTCGCATGTAGGATTAAGGAAAAGACTAGCCCATGAGCGACAGCGTAAAGATCAAGCTACAAGCCTCCGCAGATGGGCAGACTATGCGGAAAAGGCAGTCCTCAAAGCGAAAGCCATCGAAGAAGAAAGAACAGGTGCAAGAAGCACAGCAGAGTAAGATACATATAGATAAAAAAGACTCAATAGAAGATACACATGTTGTTATCTTTAAACCTAATGAAGGACCACAGACCGAATTTTTAGCTGCAGGTGAAAGAGAAGTACTATACGGAGGTGCAGCAGGGGGTGGTAAATCATATGCGATGCTAGCTGATCCATTACGCTATATGGGTCATCCTAGCTTTAGCGGCTTACTATTACGTCATACAACGGAAGAACTAAGAGAGCTAATATTTAAGTCGCAGGAACTGTATCCGCAAATCTGGCCGGGAATTAAGTGGTCAGAAAGAAAGATGCAGTGGGTCGCGCCATCTGGTGCGCGTCTATGGATGTCCTACTTGGATAGAGACGAAGATGTAGCGCGTTATCAGGGTCTGGCATTTAGCTGGATAGGCTTTGATGAGTTGACACAATGGGCAACCCCATTTGCATGGAATTACATGCGATCTCGTCTACGATCCACTGCTCCCGACTTGCCTATCTATATGAGGGCAACAACTAACCCCGGAGGTAGGGG